ACTCCAAACCAAACAAGGCGTTGAGGCCGGGCAGGAGTTCTTTCAGCATTTGTGCGCGTGAAATAGCCATTTTCTAGCCTCCTTATACGCCGAGTATGGTGAGATATGCGTGTTTACCGGGCAACCAAGTAACGATTGCATCGGTATAGGCATCACCCGCCGCGCTATCAGGGCCATCGACTAATTCGAGAATCCTGAATGGGAGGGTGTTCGTGGCCGCCGCTGAACTGGCGTCGAGTGCGTTCTTGCTGCGCCCGATAGATGTGTCTCCGGTGGTGTTTATACCTGAGCAATTCAAGCCAATCTTCGCTGCCGTAAGTGATCCATCGCCCTGCATTTTGAAAGTAAGGAACGGATCATCTAAAACATACGCTACCGCATCCGAGGCGACCATTCCGGTCGGCCAGATAGCGGAGAACGTCAATTGCTTGGTAGTAGCGTCGGTATAACTACAACCTTGGAAAACACCCACTGTTCCAGTGGGGACGGTGGTGGTAATGGCTGACCTTTCACAAGTTCCGCCGGACACCATTTTGACAAAATCGCCGGTAAAGATATTAGCAGCATAACCGCTGGCAATCTTTACATGACGTACCTTGCCGGTAAAGGAACCGCTGGCACTAAGGGTACCGATAGGTTCCGCTCCGTTAGGAGTGGCTGATGTAGACATTAGTTATTCTCCGTTAAAGGATTGAGTTTTCAGGGCCACTCCCGCGTGGAGTCAGCCCCGACCAAAGGTAGTGCGCGTTTTTCGCTCTGGTTCTAGCAGAGGCATCCGCGAATCATTTTGCTTCATGAAGTTTTTATCAACGGCCTGCATCTGATTGTCCGCGATCTTCTGATAATAAACATCACGCTTCGCCATCAACTCTTTCGGTGCCTTGCATAACAACAAGCCGCCGACTTCAACGTTGTCTTTGAATTGTGAGTTTATATCCGACATGATCGTAAACTCTCTATGATCTTCTGCCTTTACCGGAACCCAACCTTCCCTGAGTCGTTGCGACACATTTGCATTGTCGGTACTACCCAGTTGTGAGGTTCTTATCCAGCGAAAGACAAAACCGTCCTGCGGATTCGGCACAGGTAAAGCACTGGCCGGAATCCACTCGTCACTTGGACGTTCATCCTGTGTACGAGCTTCCTGTTCACGCGGCAGACGTTCGTCTTGAGTTCCTTCGTGAACGGGTGTTTCCCCAACACGGGGTTCTTCATGAGCGATTTCCGGCGCTTCTTGCGGAGCAGCTACTTGCGGCTCCTGCGAAGCAGGGGAATTCGGGATTGCGGGTTCGATTATGAATCCGTTTTCATTGGTGCGCGTATCTTCAGCCATGTTCCATATCCTTTATCATTTGCTCGGCATATTGCTCAAGAGTGAGGCCCAAACGCTTTGCGAGTGCAGCTTGGGTGGCAGTCAGTTTCAACTTACGTGGTCGTGCGCCATTGTTTCGAGTCGCCGGTGCAACAACTATGTTCGGCTGATTATCTTCATGCCCTGTATCTTCGTCTTCGAAATATTCTGGAAACCGTTTACGAACGGTCTTATCAATTGCCGCGTAATATTCATCGGAATCGGGGGTCATTCCTTCGTCCCGAACCAGACGTTCATGTTCTGCATAAGCTATCGCAGTCATGTCGCGGTGTTCGTTTGCGCCGAACCAAGGGTTATCACTAGACCATTTATTGGCTTCCTCAGTTGGTTTTGCAGCTACAGGCCGCTGTACAGGTTGTTGTACAGGTGACTGTACAGCTTGGTGTTGGGCAGCATAGTTCTGTGCGCGTTGCTGGTAATCGGCTTCGTAGTTGACGGCATCGCGCCATTCGGAACCGGCGGCGATCATGTCTTCCTGCGCTTTAATTACCGCATCGGTATCGCCCTCGTCATGCGCCTTGGTATAGGACGCACGGGCGTTTTGTACGGCTAATGCAGCACGGCCTTTGAACTCATTGACTAACCGGCCTTCACCGTTGGCAATAATGTCCTCGTTGTGCTGATTGCGCGCTGCCAGTTGCTGGGCAACACGAACTGCTTCTTCGTTCATCCGCTCGGCGGATTCACGCTTGCGACGTTCTTCATTTGCAGTCCACGTTAATTTCTTGATGCGTTTTTGCACCTTCTTGCTGTAGCTTTCAAATTCGTCTTCGTCGTTGTCTTTATCTGCATCCGCTTTAGCGGCGGGTTCGCGGCGATCTTCGGGTAAGCGGTCGTCGATTATTTCGATTTCCGTTTCGACAGCTTTGTCTTTATCGTCGGGGGCATCGGTATCTTCTTCGATGGTGGTGGTTATGCCGAAGAATTTATCTTCGGTACTGGTTTGCTGTTCGGTGGTCATGATAGTTCCTTACAGTTTAAATTCTGGAAACTCCGCGCGGATCGTCGATAACAGCGTCCACGGAATCGTCATTCAGGATTCTTAATTCCTGATTGTCTACTTTGAACCTCGTACCGGCATATGCGCGCATTAAAATCCAATCGCCAACCTTACAATAGGGGCCGTTTGGGAATCGTTTAGTGTCCTGATAGGCATCTTTACCCATTGCAAGGACAAAGCCGCAGATTGAGCCGGTTTGTTCCAGTTCAACGGTTGCTGCTGATTTAATTATCCCGCCATCGGTTTTTTCGTCCGCTTCGGGTAAGGCAATCAACAGTTTGTATCCGCAGGGTTGCGGCATTTTGCTGGCGATCTTGGGATCGCTCAGTTCTGCACTCATTTCACTCTCCTTTTATGCTTGCTCTATCTTTTCATCAAGATCGAGCAGATCGCGTTCGACCAGAGCAAATCCTTCGATTATTCCGGTCAGACGTTTGTATTCGCTAAAATCAGGAATTCCACCACCAGCCAGTGTGTCGGCGTAGGTATTCATTTGTTCACGGATTTTCGTGTGCAGCGCCCGTAAGGCGTCGTTACTGGCTTCACTCATCTTCTACCCCCTCCGGAGGTTCTTTTGGCTCAGATTTTGCCTGTGGCGGCTCAGGTGGCGTTTCTGGAGGTTGTTTTGCAGCCTTATTCCCAAATAGAGCTTCTTTAACTGCGCCGTAGCCGATTTTAAAGCCTTCGGCGTGTTGTTGGGCTTTGAGCTTAGAGGTTTCGTTCTTCGCCATCATTTCATCACCATGCACTTTTGCGGCAACGGTTCCGGCGGCGATTTTCTCTTTCGAGCTGATTGCCTTGTCGGTTTTAATGAGGTCGGCGGTGATTTTATCATCTGCAATCTTGGCATCAGCTCTTTGTTTATCACCCTTGATGCGAAGTTCTTCTTTAGCCATTTGGACAATCGGGTCTTCGTTCCGCTTGGCGTTTTCATCTTCTTGTGCCTGCTGTTGTGAGAGTTGTGCAAGCTGTTCAGCCGCAGGAGCAACGAGCCTTGATAATCTCAGTTCAATGTCTTCAGGCAGATTTGTATCGGGTGGTGGTAATTCAACACCCAGTTGTTCTTCGACCTTGCGTCTATACGCAAAGGCGAGGTGTTCGGATAAATGTGCGGCTGCGGCTGCCTGAACTGCACCGGCGTTCGGGTTTTGTTTCATTAACTCCTGAAGCTGTGGATTTTGTGCAGCAGCTAAATGGGTGCGAATGTGTGCTTCATGATCCTGATAGATAAATGCCTTAACGGGCTTACCGTTTATAATCGCCATGTTCTCACTAACCGGATCGGAGGGCAGGAGATCATCGTCCGTTGGTATGATTTTAGCACTTTCCTGAATACCCAGAACATCGAGCATTTGCCGGTGTAACAGGGGTAAGTCGTACATTTGCGGGGCAGTACCGGCCAACTGTAGTGCTGCCTGATACTGCATGATTCTTTGTGCCATCGTTCCCGCGTTCGGATCGCTGACGGGAATAATGTCGATGCGGTCGTCGAAATCTTCCTGAATGGTGAAATTGCCTTCGACTTCGTAGGGATATGCCTGTGGGCCGTAGTCGGTAATAATCTCACTGAGAATATTTAATTCCTTGCCAACCGACGCATGAACACGGGCGGTTATTGCGCTGATAACCTTCATTTCCCGTTCGAGGATTGCAAGGGTTGTTCCAACCGGTGCTTCGGCGTTCATGTCAGCCGCCTTTAAATCAGCAGCAGATGCAAACCTGCGTCCTTCCTGTACTATATCGCCCAAGAGCTGATACAGCACACCAGACGGCTCTTTATACGGCATGAAAGCGATATTGTCCTTGATCGCTCCGGAAGGAATATCTACGTCCCTGAACTCGCCCGGCATGATAGGTGAATCATCACCCTTTATTCTCAACCCACGGGCTTTTAGTCCGCCCGGAAGATTCGAGAGTGTTCCTGCGTCCACCAGTTGTCTGAGAATGGAGGTTGCGGATTTCGTCAGTCCGCCGATCATGTGAACCAGACCAAAGCCATAAAAGCCCAGACCGGGTAAGTATTGGTAATGGACGAAGTGTTCGCGCTTTAAATTCTGTGGATCGTTTTCCTTCCAGTTTCTGTAGATCGACAGAATTTCTGAGGAGGTGTAATCAATGGTAAC